GTGGTCCCCGGCGAGCGGCTCTACGGCACCGACGATGCCGAATACGCGGAAGCCTCGCTCATCCCCCTTGAACTGAACGAAACCCCGCCGGAGGAGCTGAGCGGCAAAATCGACGCGCTCGCCTGCGTCCTTCCCGATACCGACGTCCAGGGTGAAGACCGCCTGGCCACCGGCAGGGAAACCTACCGCATACAGAGCGTGGAAGAGGAACACTTCTTCGGCACCATCACCCACAAGAAACTGCAACTGGTGAAACTCAATGGGCGTTAGGCGGACCGGTGACTGGGATAAGGCCCGCGCCAAGCTGACCACCGGCATGGGGCCGCGCCTGGCCACGGCCCTGCGTCAGGCCACGATCCGCAACGCCCTTTTTCTTGTGCGCGAGATCCAGCGGGGGATTCGCTCCCAGGCCCCGGGCGGACAGGCCTTCGTGAAACTCGCCGAGAGCACCATCGAGCGCAAAGGCTCCAGCAAGGCGCTTATCGACACCGGCTTTCTCGTCAACGCCATCACCCAGAAGATCATGGTCGACAAGGCCTTCGTCGGTCTGCTGCGCGGCACCGTCAACAAGGACGGGGAAGACATGGTGAACATCGGTGCCGTCATGGAGTACGGGGCCACCATCAAACATCCGAACGGTGCGACCATCGTCATCCCCGCCAGACCCTTTCTGCATCCGGTGATGGAGAAGTACCGCGAGAAGATCCTCCAGAACTATCGCGAGGCGATCCGCTCCGCGCTTTGAGCCTCCGACACATCGCCAGCGCTTCCGGTAAGTAACCAGGCAGAAAACGGAGGCGTCCCTTGAGCACGATACAGACCGTCACAGAAACCCTGATCCGCCTGGCCAAGCAGGCCATCCACCCGGACACCGTGCTGGTGTTCCCGGATGACCTGTTCGAGGTCCAGCGCACCCCCAGCGTCATCCTCCAGGGGCCGAAGCTGACGGAAGATCGTTTCCGCCGCAGCCAGAGCCGCCTGTTCGAGAAGAATGTCGCGGAGCTGAGTTTCGAGGAGTGCCGATTTCCCCGGCTCTATCACCTCGATTTCGATCTGGTGGTGACCGTGGACCGGGAGGCCGAACTGCTCGGTTTTCACGAGTCGGTTTCGCGGTTCCTCCAGCTTCACCCGGAGATCGCCATCGCCGACCAGGGCAGCCTGAACCTCACTGAACTGGTTCCTTTGGGTGGCCTGGCCCGGGTGAATCTCTCCAACCTCCGGCAGAGCTCCGGACGCATCCGCATCGAATCCTGCCCGGTGTACGACGGCGACCTGCGAGACGGTCGGCTGATCCGGGATCGGACCTTCCAGTTTCACGGCGACGTGACAGAGCAACGAACCATTCAACCGTAAAGGAGAACAACCGTGATCGAGATCAGAAACCTGAAGTTCCAACCCCTGACGTTCAACCTCTCCGGCCAGGGAACCCTCCACCTCGGACCGCGAGAGCGCAAGAGCATCGCCCGCAAGGATCTCTCCGCCGAGATCCAGACCGCCGGAAAACGTGGCCTGGTGCGCATCACCGACCTGACCGGCGGCGCGGCACCGGAACCGGAAACGCCTACTGTGACCGACGACACCGGAACCGATGAGGCCAAGACCACCAGCAAGCGGAGGAAATAACCATGCCGACCTATCTATCGCCCGGGATTTACACCCGGGAAACGGATTTCAGTTTCTATGTGAAGCAGATCTCGACCTCGTCGGCCGCCATGGTCGGGGTGGCCGAGAAAGGCCCGATCAACAAGCCCGTGCTGGTGACGAGCTGGGAGCAGTTCATCAACCGTTTCGGCTCCTATGTCAATGAAAGCTATCTGGCCTATGCGGCCCGGGCATTTTTCGACAACGGCGGCTCGGTGCTTTACGTCAACCGTATCGCCCATCTCACCGACCCCACCGACCGAGACACACTGACGGCGGTCAAGTCTTCCATCGTTCTGCAGAACCGGGAGACGACGCCTGCCGACGCCCTGCGGATCGAGGCCGTGAACGAAGGCTTCTGGGGCGACCGGCTCTCCGTCTCCATCGAGGACGGCTCCCTTAATCCGGCCAATCATTTCAACCTGGTGGTCCGGCACAAAGGTGATGTGGTCGAGGTGTTCAAGGATCTGAGCATGGACGAAACCCAGCCCAACCATGTGGAGCTGGCGATCAACGACCGCTCGGATTTCATCCTGGTGCAGGATCTGGCCGCCACGTCGGGAACGCCCGGCGACCGTCCGGCATTGGGCGTGTTCACGCTCACCGGCGGCGACAACGGGCTGACCGATCTGGCCGATGCCGACTTCATCGGCGATCCCTCGCAGCATACCGGCCTCTATGGCTTTGACGAGATCGACGCCCTGAACCTGCTGATGCTCCCCGGCGTCACTACTGTGCCGGTGATCAACGCCGGAATCGCCTATGCCGAGGGGCGCAAGGATCTGCTGTTCATCGCCGACACGCCCATGCACCTGGAGCCGCTCGAAGCGGTCGACTTTCGCAAGGGCCAAGGGATGTACAGCCACGCGGCCTTCAACTCCTCCTACGCGGCGCTCTACTACCCCTGGCTGGAGATCAGCGATCCGGTCAACTCGCGCAAGAAGCTGGTGCCGCCCTGCGGCGCGGTGGCGGGATGCATCGCCCGCAGCGACCAGAAGACCAAAGTCTGGAACGCGCCCGCCGGTATTGACCGGGGCCGCATCTTCAACACGCTCTCTCTGGCCTACAAGACCAGCCGTGGCGAGCGCGATGTGCTCTATCCGGAAGGGGTCAACGTCATCGCCGTGTTCCCGGACACCGGCATCAACATCTGGGGCCAGAAGACGCTGCAGAGCCAGCCCTCGGCCGTGGACCGCATTAACGTCCGCCGCCTGATGATGTTCATGGAGGAAGCCATCTCGGAATCGTCCCGCTTCGTGGTGTTCGAGCCGAACCATCCCCAGACCTGGCGTGCCCTCGGCCGCCTGATCAACCCCTTCCTGCAGGACATCAAGGACAAAGGCGGTCTCTACGACTTTGCCTTCCAGTGCGACGAGGAGACCAACACCCCGGCAGTCATCGACCGCAACGAAATGGTGGCCCGCGTGTTCGTCAAGCCGACCAAGACGGCGGAGTTCATCGAGCTGAACTTCATCCTGACCAGCACCGGCGCTGACTTCAAAGAAATTATCTAACGGGAGAACACGGCTATGAGAAGCGGAAACATGCCCAAGAGCCTTTACCAGAACTGGCAGTTCGCCATCGAGGTAAACGGCTTCGACGTGGCCCTGTTCCACAAGGGACAGGAGCCTAAAACCGAATTCGAGGAAGTGGCCTTCGCCCCGGCCGGTTCGATGTTTGACCAGAAGGTGGCGGGCCGGGTGAAGTTCGAGGACATCACCCTCGAAAAAGGAAACCTGCAGGACGGCTCCGACGAGGCGGCCCGCGAGTGGATCAAGAAACAGGTGGACGTGAACGCCGTCACCGGCGGTCTTCCGGCCGACTACATGCGCGACATCGACGTTGTCCGTTACGACCGCACCGGTAATGAGACCCGCCGCTGGACCCTGCACGGGGCCTGGGTCAAGGCGCTCGAATACGACGAGCTCGAAGGCGGCAACACCGAAAACACCATCGAGAAGCTGACCATCTGCTTCCAATACTGGACCTAACCCGGAGGATCGACCATGTACACCTTTGAACTACCAAGCGGCATCGAACTCGAGCTCCGGGAGATGACCGGTGCCGAAGAAGAATTGCTCACCAACCAACGCCTGATCCGTTCCGGAGAGGCGATCAACCAGGTGCTTCGCAACTGCTTCGTGAAGCTGGGCGACAAGAGCGACCCGGATATCGGCGAGGTGTTGAACCTGCTCTCGGGAGACCGTCTTTTCTCCCTGGTCCGTCTGCGCCAGATTTCCCTCGGTGACGAGGTGGAGCTGGAGCTGAGCTGCCCGAACAGCGCCTGCCGCATGACCAACTACGTGACCGTCAACCTCGAAGAGCTGAAGGTCACGCCTTACGGAGAGGAACGGGAGTTCGCTTTCAAACTGCCCGGCTCGAAGAAAGCCGTTCGTTTCGGCTATCTCGACGGCCACAAAGAAAAGCGCCTGGCCAGCCTGCGTGAGCCGAATATCACTTCGGCCATGCTGATCCGGATTCTCGACATCGACGGCAAGGCACCCACCAAGAAAAGCCTGGCGGAAATGTCGATGCGCGACCGCAGCGCCCTGCGCCAGGAGATGTCGCGGGTGGACGCGGGAATCGACACCTCGGTCGAGATGGAATGCGACGGCTGCGGCACCCGTATCCGTACCCGCCTGGAGGCGGAACCAGCTTTTTTGTTCCCCGGAGTTCGCTTGTAAGCGACGTTTTTTTTCTCGCTTACGGCGGACTGCACTGGGGCTATTCGGAAACCCGCTCACTGCCGCTCAGGGTCCGGCGAGAGTTCGTCGAGGCCCTCGAGCGGCAGCTTGATTTTGAACGTGAGCAAACGGAACGGCGATAGATGAACGGCGATCTCGGACTGGGCATAGTGGTATCGATGAAGGATGCGTTTTCGCAGAACGCACAGCGCATCCGTGGCTCCATGATGGATCTGGACTCCACCGTGGCCGATGCCAGCGAGCGGATGACCCGCAACATGGACCGTATCCAGCAAGGCACCATGATGCTGGGGGCGGGTTTGGCCCTGATGGCCGCGCCCGCAGTTCTGGTCGCCTCCACCGCCGCGACCCAAAAGGCCCTTGGCGAGCTGGCATCCCTCGGCGTGCAGGACCTCCGGGCTATCGAAGACGCCGCCGAATCCTTCACCAACCAGTGGTCCGGTGCCGACAAGGCCGCTTTCATCACCGCCACCTATGACGTGAAATCGGCCCTGTCCAACCTCAGCGACGAGGCGGTGGGCGTCTTCACCTCCATGGCCGCCATGACCGCCAAGGCGACTAAGGCCACCACCCAGGAGATGGTCGGCACCTTCACCACGGCCTACGGGATTTTCAAACCCATCATGGCCGACATGAACGACATGGAATGGGCGACCGCTTTTTCTGGAGCCATGGCGCAGACCGTGGCCTCGTTCAAGACCAACGGCACCCAGATGGCCGACGCCATCAAGAACATCGGCGCGGTCGCGGCGGCGAGCAACATCCCGCTGAACGAGCAGCTCGCCGTGCTTGGCCAGCTTCAAACCACCATGCCGGGCTCCGAGGCGGGCACGCTGTACAAGGCGTTCATCATGAAGGCGGCCGAGGCCGGTGACGAGCTTGGCCTGTCGTTCATCGACACCAGCGGCCGCCTCAAGGGCGTGGTTCCCATTCTGCAGGAGATCAAGCGCCAGTTCCCCGATCTCTCCAATGCCGCCGCCCAGGTGAAGCTGAAGAAGGCCTTCGGTTCCGACGAGGCGGTTAAGTTCCTGCTGCAGATGTCGGCGGGAGTGGAGTCCCTCGAGGGCAATATCCAGTCGGTCGGTCGCGCCATGAAGACCGGCACGGTGGTCACCGAACAGATGGCCGACGCCATGAATCAGGACATCGGAGCCCGGTTCCTGCTCCTGCGCCAGCAGGTGGCCAACCTCAGCGAAATCCTGGGCCGCACCTTGCTACCGGTGGTCACGCCGATGATCAACGGCGTCTCCCGCTTCATTTTGTTCCTGCAGCGCATGGCCAAATCGATGCCGGGCGTGACCCGGGCGATCCTGGGACTATCCATGGCCCTCGGCACCATTCTGGTCGTGGCCGGAGCCGTCACCGCCGCCGTGGGGATGGTGGGACTCATGCTTCCCGCCATCAAGGCCGGGTTCGTGGCCATCAGCGCCGCGCTGGCCGGGGTGGGTTCGGCGGTCGCGACCTATTTTCTGCCGGTCACCGCGATCATCGCGGGCGTGATTCTCTCGGTGTATCTGCTCAAACGCGCCTGGGAAACCAACTTCGGCGGCATCCAGGACATTATCACCGGGGCCTGGAATAAGGTCTCGCTGGTGTTTCAAGGCATGAAGGCGCTGGTGGATTCGCTCAGCGGCGGCGTGGGTCAGATGTCGGCCGAGTTGGCGCAGAAGCTCGAATCCGCCGGGCTGCTGGGCTTCGTGGTCACCGTCTTCAAAGCCTATTACCGGGTTCGTGAGGCCATGGCCGGATTGTGGGGCGCGTTCTCCCATGCCTTTGGGCGCATCCGAGCCATCCTTGAGCCGACCGTCCGCACCCTGATGAGCGCCTATGCGGCACTGGCCAGCGCGGTCTTTTCGGTGGTGGAGATTTTCGGCGTGGCCGCCAGCGCCACCGACGGTTCGTCCTGGCGAACGTTCGGCACAGTCATCGGCACTGTCGCCGGTGTGCTTCTTCAGGGGTTGGCCTTCGCACTCAAGATCGTGGCCTGGAGCCTGTCGCTCATCGTGCGAGCCCTGGCGGTGGTGGTGCGCAGCGTGGTCTGGGTCGGCAAGATCATCGTCGGCACCTTGGTCGGTGCCGCCAAGTTCATCTACAAGTTCCTGTTGCCCGTGCGGATGATCGGCGAGACCTTCGTGGCCGCCGGGAAGATCGTCTATGCGGTCTGGCAGGTGCTGAGCGGCGACATCTCCCTGCTCGACGGACTCAAGGCCATTGGCGGCGCGGTCTACGATTTTTTTGCCACCCCGTTCCGCTGGGCGCGGGATGTGGTGGTCGGTGTCTGGAATTTCATTTCCGGGATCTTCACCTCCATCGGCCGCCTGGTGACCGACGCCGCCGGACAGATCGGCCAG